ATAACCAATATTATATTTTAGAATATCATATTTAGTAATACCACGGCGTTTTAGGTACGCTAAAGCGCGTCTACCAATGAGATTATTTGAAGTTATGGCAGATAGCGGAGTAAATTCTTCAGGTAATTTAACCTGTTCTAATACTACTTCTACGTGATCAGATTTTGAAGTACCTACTAATGAGTGTAGTTCCTGTAGTTTATCAGGTGTGACTTGGAGATGTTTAAATAAACGAGTTAATTTTCTACCTTTAGTATTACATACCCAACAATGCCATGGATTATCACCTTTAGTATTTGTATCCATATTAACCTCAAGTTTAGGTTTATGATGGTTACAGAATGGGCAATGGTATGCTCTGTTGTTTTTAGAGGTATTTTTACCTTTACCTAAAACAGAATCTACTAGAGTTATTAATAACTGGTTTACCATACCCTATAGTATATGTAAGGAAACTGGGGAAGCGAAATCTTTTTTAAAAAATTTACCTAATATGTTATCATTATAACTGTTCATAAGTAAAACCTCATACTGGCATTGTAGTGATAGTTCCCAGTATGTTAGTTCTTTTTTAGTGAAGCATAATTTGAGTATTTCTCTTTCAAAATTAAGTACACCTAATTCTTTAATATCATTTTGAAGTTCTTTATTTGAACCCCAATAATTTAACCAATCAGATTCTTTTTGAACAATTTTAGTTGTAGACTTACGTCCAGGTCCTGTTTGTTCAGCTAGTTCCTTTTTAGTTAATTTCTTTTTATTGTTATGGTATAGATTTTTTTTACCTATATAAAACTTATCATTTGTTTCATTGGTAACCTTATATATAAAACCAAAACAATTTTCAGGAAAATCATCCAAAGATTTAAATTCCTTTAAACCTGAGTTTTCATACCAAAACCAATTATTCATAATTTACATGTCTAGATTAATCAATATTGACATATCTGTTGTTCTACTTGTAGGTAGAGGTTGAGATAATTTAGCTACAGCTAATAATTCTTGTCTTTCATTATATAAACCAACAGTTGTGACATATGGAGCCCAAACTGATCCTGTTACAAAATCATAAACTAGTCCAGCTGTGTTTAAAGAACTAGAGGCTAATAAAGGATTTATAAAATTACTTCCTGTTATTAAACTAGGATTCAGTGAATAGTTAAATTCATTTTCTCTAATAGTACATTTATATTGAGTCTCATATATTGTTCTAGAACTTTGGAAACTACAAGTAACAGCTGAGTTAAGGAAGTAATCCATGCCTCCATCTGTATCTGTATCTACAAATACAACTAAACCATGCTGGTAGGCTATAATTCCTCTAACATCTGATGTTCCGGATTTATATATTAAGCCTTCTCCTTGGTCTATATATTCATTATAAGTAAGTTCATCACTTGGGTCACTTACTTTAAAATAAAAACTATTTGGGTTTACATAGTCTCCATATAATTGAGAAGGTATAGATAAAACTTTTATTGTAGCATTAGATTGAGTAGGAAATGATCTTGAGCCTGATAATGTAGTGTTTAGATAATTATCAAATCTACTATAAACAGCTGTTGTGAAGTTGCTATCAAGTATGTTCCCACCCATACCAATGACTACATATGATCCACTTGTTGGGTCAGGGATATAGTTGGTATAATATAATTGTTTTACAATATTATATATATCCCTTTGATAATATGATGATGAAAATAAACCACTTGAAGCTGTTGTACCTGTAGTTGGTTCTGTTGTTATTTCAAAAGAACCTGTTACATTTTTACCTATTAGTCTTTCAATAAAAACGTAGTCATTAGTGAAAGAAGCGCTTCCTTCAAAAGAAAAACTTTTGTTAACAACAAATGGAGTTACAATAACATCCTGTGAAGTAAGGGATTTGAACGCACTCATTCATTTAGAAATCTAACTTAACACGTATTAAAGCTTCTTTGGTGAAATCCTTTTTTAAAGGTTTTGATAATTTAGCTACAGCTAATAATTCATTATTATCATTATACATTCCTACAGTTGTGATGTAAGTTTGAGGATTTTGAATGAATACATCATATAGAATAGCTCCAGTACTACCTGAAATAAAGCTTGGATTTTCTGAATAGTTAAATTCTCCATTTCTAGCTCTTACAAATACAAAATCAGATGTTACTGTTTCTTGGCTGTTTAAAGCAAAAGAACTAGTATATGATCCTGTGGTTAGTCCTATCTGACCTGATCCAGTTGAGTATAATCTAGAAGGATTACTATCATTTGTATTAGAATTTCTTTTAGTATCTAAACTTATACCTCCACTAATAAAAGGTAAATCTAAAGCTGAAGCATTTAAAATAATAGTACCAATATCAGGTAAAAATAAACCATATGATCCTGAGATAGTGGTTCCATTAGTAGTGGCTCCTAATGGATTAGACGCATTGGAGGTTCCATTACTACCTGATACTATTTGGTAAGCTCTACCGCAATCAAGATAAGTTACTGTAGTTACTTCTTTACTATTATCAGTTAAATTTATTTGTCTAGATCCAGAGTAAAGAGTTAAGTTAAGACTACCAGGGAATAATGATTGTTTATACTTAGATCTCTCAATAGTAATAGCGTAAAAATCAGATTGATTTACACCATTAAAATTAAATGTAGCATTTTCATCACCATAAATTAAATTACGGAATTGTCCATAAATTGTTCTAGTTGGGGATAAACCATCTATACCAGCGTTATATAATAATGATCCAGAACCGTTAATGTTACCATAGGATACATTAAATTGAATTTCAGCTGTTGGATCAGAAGAAGAAGTTTGGTATATATTTAAATAATAATTACCTGTATTTCCAGCTTCTTGTACAGAAGAGGTAAACATTTTAGTTAAAGTTGGAGCATAACTGGACCAAGCTGGGGCAGTGGTTGAATCAGCACTCACAACAAAATCTTGAGGATCTAGTCTTTTAAAAGCCATTTTTAGATATTTTTATTTATTTGAACTGGGATTGTAACTCTAGCACCGCTATCTCTACCTATAACTGTTAATGTAGTTGAAATTTGAGTAACACCTGTTGGGAATAAAACATTAACAGTTGTAGCTGTCATGTTAATAGTTGTACCAACAACTGTTTTAGAAACATTAGTTCCAAGAGTAGTTGTGGAATTCAAAGATGTAGCTTGAGTTGTATTAATACCTACACCAGTAAATGTGTTTAATAGTCTGACATCAGATATAGTAGCTGTGTAACCTGATGATTCATATGTATTGGTTCCACCTAAATAATTTAATGTTTGAGGTGTAATAGACAAAGATTGACCTTGGTTTAAAGTAACTACATTGTAACCTAAATTTAAAATAGGTAATTTAGAAGTACCTCTAGGTAATGTAGTTAATAGATATTTCATAACCTGAGTCTCATCAGGAAATGCTTCTAATAATGGCATACCATCAATGGCTTGACCATAATATGCTGAGCCTGAGGGGTGGTTAGGATTATACATTGTATAATCAATTTCATCGTCTGCTAGGGCAAATTGTGTAATACGAAAAGAACCATCATTTTTAGCTAATAATTCTCTACCTTTACGAGTTAAAATAGCGTCAACTGTGACAACTGTGTTATTAAGAAATCCCATTTTTTTATTACTGTTTTTATTATAAATATTACGTTATTAGTCCTTTTTGTGTTAAATCTTGAATTATGTTGTTATAATTATTATTTATAGTTTGAGACACATATTGAGGTTGAATTACACCACCAAATGAATTACCACCTACTAATTTTTCAACATCTAAAATTACATAAGTTCCATCATTTACTATTCTATAAAGAACAAAATTGTCTAAAATAGAACTAGTAGCTATAGGAGGAACAACTGTTAAAAATAAACTAGATGATTGGGTACTACCACTAGTGGAAAGTGTTGAGACATTTGTTATATTATGAACTCTATTTTTATCATATTGGAATCTAATGTAATCACCTGGTTGGGGATCAAAGCCTATTGAGCAAGAAGAGAAATTAAAAGCTAATGATTCAGGTGGAGAAGACTGGATAGCTGTGAAGTTATTATATATACTATATAAGGCTTGAGAAGCCGTTAATACAGATACATTACTGCCTGTCAAGTAAGTACCTACACTCCAATATGAAGATGTCACCCCAGTGTTACCATTTATAAAACCAGTGGTGGGAGGATTTTCTTGTCTAAATTTAATTAAAGTACCATCAGCACCTCCATTAGTTCCAACTATCTCTAAAGCGAACTGATCTCCCCCGGTGCCTACTTGATATTGAACTTGAAAGGTATCATTATCATTAGTATCAAACCAATCTGTTTCCCAAGTACAATAATTACCATCAGTACTTCCAATATATATGTAGTTATTATTATTAGATGTATTAGGATATAATAAATCTAGAGGAATTGGATTATCTGTATTACCGTTTTTTAAAAGTCTAGGGAGGAAAGTATTATTGTAAGCATAATCCCCATCATTAAGTCTTAAATAAAATGTTAATGTTATTTTAATTCTTGTATTAGCGGCTAATGTACCTCCTGGGTATGAAAAATCATAATTATTACTTGTTGGATGACCCCAGACTCCTGTACCAGGTTCAACTACTGTGTTGAAATCAAAATATGTCCAATTAGTACTATTAGCTGTGGTGAAATCCCCACTATATTTCCAGCTGGCTTCTACATTAGCTACTGCTTGAGCTATTGGATTACCATCTGTATAATTGAAACTCATAGTGCGGAGATA